GACAGTCAAGTTTGAGGTCTCGACGTTGGATGCGGATAGGGTTCCCGTTATGCTGTGAAAGTTTGATACTGTCAAATTCGATGTGGTAATATTAGAAGCAGTAAGAGATTTATCTGCACCCGTGATGGTCACGTTATCCGATGAAGTGATACCGTCGGCAGAGAGAGTCCCTGTAGATGTCAAGTTGAGACCTTGGATATCACCTGTCACCGTTACGGATGATCCTGTTAAGGAACCTGTGGCTATCACATGTCCGGTGGACGAGACTGTGGCACCCTGAACCCGCCCAGAGACAGTCGCAGACGCACCTGTTAGGGAACCTGTGGCGACCACTTGACCTGTGGATGAAATGGTCGCTCCCTGAACCTGTCCAGTTACCGTTGCAGAATCTCCTGTTAAGGAACCTGTGGCTATCACATGTCCGGTGGACGAGACTGTGGCACCCTGAAGCTGTCCCGTGACCGTTGCAGACGCACCTGTTAGGGAACCTGTGGCGACCACTTGACCTGTGGATGAAATGGTCGCTCCCTGAACCTGTCCAGTTACCGTTGCAGAATCTCCTGTTAAGGAACCTGTGGCTATCACATGTCCGGTGGACGAGACTGTGGCACCCTGAAGCTGCCCCGTGACCGTTGCAGACGCACCTGTTAGGGAACCAGTTGCTATCACATGTTCGGTGGAAGATATCGTCGCACCTTGAACCTGACCGGTTACAGTTACTGAAGCGCCCGTTAGGGAACCAGTTGCTATCACATGTTCGGTGGACGAGACTGTGGCACCCTGAAGCTGTCCCGTGACCGTTGCTGAAGCGCCCGTTAGGGAACCTGTGGCCTTTACACTGCCGATGACATCCAATTTCTGTGTGGGTTGTGTAGAACCAATACCGACACTAGTTCCTTCAACTACCACGGCGCTGTTGGCGGACCATTCGGAACCATCCCATGCGAGAATTTCACCAGTCTGTGTTCCATCTGCTGGTCCTGCATTGTCATACACCCATCCACTTCCGTCGTAGACGAGGGTCTTACCTGTGACAAGACCTGTATTGGTAAGAGGAACCCCGAATAAATTGCTTGTTCCTTCCTTTACAAGGAATTTGTACTCGGCTGTATCTGTTGTCCCCACGCCTACATTGGATGAAAAATAAGCATTTCCAGTGGTGCTTATCGTTCCGTCCACGATTGCATTCCCGGTAATAGACGCATCACCCACCACCGTTAAACTTTCGGTAAGCGTATCTACAATTAAACTTGTTGTCGAAACAGTTGCGGCAAAGATGGTCCCGGTGGTTGTCAAACCCGTCGTGGTGATAGTTCCTGTTGCTGGATCGGATTTGAGATCTTTGTTCGAAGTCAGGTTGAAGTTTCCATCACTCAACTGGATGACACCCTTCTTCCCTGAAGCAGAGGCACTTCCTCCTCCTCCCTCTAAAGAGTTGTCAATGGAACTCATACTACTAATTAAAGACATAAAAACATATTCAACTAATAACGATGGATCAGTTTGACCCCAAAAATGAAAAGCATGTTCAGTGGCTCAAGGGCTCTTTTGAGAAGATGGAGTATTACACTTCACCTGATTCTCAAAAGAACGGTAAGGAGTTTGTCCGTTACGTAAACTCAAATCCATTTGGTCTATCGATCACAGCCAGCAACGTCATGGACTGGCCGATGATCCACTCGATGATCGCCACCAAGTATGCAAGGGCGGTTCTTATCGGTCAAGCCTGGCTACCCTGATCTCGTATCCTGAAAACTTGTGCCTGACCTCTGAAAGGAAATCTTCCATGATTTTAGTTCCTTGGTTTGACATGAAATCAACGTAGATCATCTGTTCCTTGTGATCCACCTTGATGGGTATTCCAATACTTCGCATCCCGTCAAAGTGGAACGGGTTCACTGGTACCTCAATCGTAGTTGTCTCAATCATCTTGAATTACATTCCCACGTTAGTTTTAACGCTGTATCCTTTGAACATCTTCTTTGCCTTCTTGATACATTCGTCATGGAGGTCTCCAATGAAGTATCTGGACATCGTGACGATCACCACCTTGTCATTATCATCCACCTGGGCTTCGAAGTCTACAACCCTGATGCCCTCGAACTCCAGGGGCGAAACTTCCATGGCGATCGTCTCGTGTCTCATACTTAAAAATATAATGACTTTTATTTTTAAATATGCTCTACTACAGTTGCTTGTTCAGGAACGTGCCACCGTACATGTTCAAAAAGCGCACCGAACTGAAAAGACCCACAAAACGGATGATTGAAAATCCACAAAAGTACGTCCATGACTGGATGGAACATGAAGAGCTATATTCTCGTCTTCACGATCAACGGGTTCGTGAACAAGAGAACAAACTGGATGCCATGGAGATGTTCTGTAAGGAAGAACCCCATGCTCTAGAGTGTAGGATCTATGACGTTTAGTGCTGAGCCAACGAAAGAGCGAATGGATTGTTGTCCAACTGCTTGACGGCGAGGCCCAGTTGTTTGGTTCTGAAATCTGCATTTCCCTTGTAGGCATTGTTGTTCTGCTTCCAAGTGATATCGTAATTCTGGTTGAGATACTGGTTCCCGGCACCGCCCTCGATAACGGTCGAAGCGCTATCGCGTGTGTGTGTGGTGGCACCCTGAGCCTGCGTGGCGGAACCGCGGACGTTCATGCGACCACCCGGAGGCGTGTAGCCCTTGTTTCCGCGGTCGGCGGGACGCAGCAGGATGGTGTTCTGGGTGTTCTGATAGGCTCCCTCGAACGAGTGAATGCTCGGAGCCGCCACGTCGTTGATGCGCGACTGAAAGTTCGCCTTGTTGCGCGTCGGAGTGTCCTGACTGGTCGAAGCCGGAATAAACTTCTTAGCCGCGCCAAACTCGAGACCGTCCATGCGGGTCGAGGTCTCCGAGCGGATTGTGGGGCGTTGGGTCTTCACGTACTGCTCGCGTTCGCGCTGACCGGTGAGCATGCCACCCTGTCCCTGGGCTCGACCCCTCTCCAATGGACGCTTACCCTCTGCGCCCAAAAGTTGATAGGTCTTCTGGGGGCGATTCTGGGTGACAGTGAGACGCTCCGAACCCCTCGAGACAAAGTCCTTGGCGGGACCCGAGCGACCGGGAAGGGTTGTGAGCTTGTAGGCTCCGACGTTGTTGGGCATCACGCGGAACTGCTGCTGATAGCCACCATAGGCGGGAACGTTGGCTGGGACGCCAAGACCGGGACCGACGAATCTGCGCTCGGCCGACGACAGATTGTTCATGCGACTCGAGACATTTTGACGGTCATAAAGATTGTAGACGGGCTGACCAAACGGGAATTGAACATTGGGTGCCGTATCCTGAAGCGTCGCCACAACCTCCTTCTTCGGGTTGATGACACCACCCATCGGATTATTCGGGTTAAACGTTCCCGTGAACAGATCCGTCACGGCTGTCAATTCCTGGGTTGGAGTATTCACGTTGTTACCAAAAAACGGCATTTGTTGCGTCTCTCGGTTCGGAACGGGTGCTGGAGTAAAACCTTCTTTGCGGTCACTGCTGGCAATTTGACGACCTGCCACAGCAATCCCTAACAAGGCCACAAGACTCAATGGGTCCATATTAAAACTAGGGTAGATTTTAAAAATCACTTGTAACGTCTCTCAAAGAGAACATTCTGGACATCTGCGCGGCTGCTCGTAGGATCCCACGACCGGCTCCGGAGCGGTACCGAGCAGGACATGTCCTTTGAGGGGAAGTCATACTCGCGACCCTGATAGCCCTTCTTGAAGAATGTGGTGGACTGAGGGCGAAGCATGTCCTCGACCAGGATCAGAGAACCGGGAGCACCCTTGCCCGCCATGTAAGGAGCAGTGCCGTAGATGGGCGTCGAGGCACGACCCGACCCGGCGTAGTTGAGGTTGCTGACCACCGGAGGCGCGATCACATGATCATAGGCGCAATCCACTGGCAGACTCTCGGCATCCAAAAGAACCTTCGATGTGTTGAGCTGATAAGCCATATTACTATCACCCAATATTTTAAGTGCCGCTGTTGCGTCCGCCATTTCCACCGAAAGTGCCTCTGAGTTGCTGAAGTTCTGGCATCCTGGACTGTCCAAACATGGAAGCGTCATTGGGGTAGCATGCACCACCGTCCGAGCGACACACCTTGTCCACCACCGGTCCGTAGGCAGCGCGAGCAAATGCTCCCTGGTCATTCGGGATGGTCGTGGACGGCATGCTGTAAAAGGCACGGAACGACTGATTGCGGCTCGAGTAGACATCCGCTTGATCCGTGGGCGTACCTTCGTTCAGGAATGCCTTGACCTTGTCCTTGACGGTCGGATAGTAGCATGCCGCCGGGCGCTTTGGATTGTCCGTGTAGTCCGAGAGAAGTACGTTGGCCATGGGATTTTCCTTTGTCGGCTGTTCGCATGCCTTTCCTGGAGTGGTCGCGTTGAACCTGACCCCTTCCTCATCGAACGAAGCGGGCCTCATGGCTTCCTTGATGCCGCCCGCCAGAAACATCGACGCCATCACCATAATAACCGTGAGACCCAGGTAAATAACCCTAATGTCGCGATTAATCACATAAAGGATCGCCATGGTGTAGAGGATGAACCGCGTGGCGGCGTTGAGCCTCTCCACGGGTGTCTGCTTAGCCAAAGGCCAAAAGATCAGCACCTTGTTCTTGGCAAACAAGTGCGATGGATTTCTAAACCACGGTTGTTCCATTCTTATTTATTGACTAGTTATTTTTTTCACTGAGGTGGCTGCTGAAGAATCTTGGTCAGATTGCCCATCAGCGGTCCGAGAGCGCCCATGATCTTGGTCTCGTCCAGTCCACCCTGACCATCTCCAAACTGCTCTTCAACCTTGGCGGTCATCTCTTCCATCATCTCGGGTTTCAACAGGTTTCCGAGCAGACCGGCCAGTGGATTCTCCTGTCCATCCTGCCCCTGGGGTGCAAACAACTGATTGATCTTCTCCGGAGAAAAGTCCATATTGGTCTGGCGGGACGCCTGAATCTCCTCATCACCGACATTGTTTCCGAGGACATAGAGTCCCTGGACGTACTGCCAGATGGCCGACCGGCTGTTGTCCGAAAGTTCGGACTTCCACATGGACTCGAGGTCCAAGGTCTTCAAAATTCCATAGCTACGTGAAAGTTCCTCGAAGATGCGCTCGTCTTGATTGCGAATCAGATCCTCGTGGGGCTTCACATTCTTCATAAACGTTTCCAGGCAGACACCAGGATCCTTCTTGATCAGCATACCGACCGTATTCCTGTAGGTCTTCACAATGGTGTTCTCTGGGAACGTGTGAGCCAGCTCATCCACAAACTGCAAAAGAAGCTCGTTAAATGTATCAACACTGGCCATAGTATTATTTAATTAGACTAAAATCTTTAACTACATACCGCGACTAACTTCCGGGAAGGGAGTCTCATAGATCTCCTCGCGCTGGGAGATGCCGAGGTAGACGATCGTGCCCACCAGGATGGCATTCAGAATCGCCGGCTTGATCATGTCGGCATTCCTGGGAGGAGCCTCGCGATTGAGACGTGCCACCAACTGGATATAGGCCATTGTGACAACTGCACCGACCAACGCCGCGACCAAAGGATTTTTAAGCGAATCACTGATCATTATTAAATAAAGCAGATTTTAGTATGTTTAACGGTTCGCACTGGGGTTGATGGAAAAGTCCTCTTCTTCGTCCATCGGTGGCATGGGCGCCCTCTTCATAATCTTGTCGTTGAACGTGAAACTCTTGGTCTCTTGCTCCTGAGGCGCCTCCATGGGTTCCTCGGACATCGGTTCCTCTGGCATTTCGGGTTCCTCGAAGGACCCTTCAGGCTCTTCCTCCACCGGCAATTCACTGCTGCCTGGGAACATATCAGGTTCAGGCTCCATTTCCGGCTCCTGTTCCGGCTCAATGGGTTCACCGTTCATCACGTCCACAGCATTCTTGTTCAGGTAGGTCTTCAGGATCTGGTTGATAGGAAGCATCTCCTTGACAGTCTCCTCGACCACGCCGTCCATTCGCTTGAGCAGGTCCTTGCGGCGGTCGTTCCTGCTGATGACTTCCTGGTAGATGTACGGATCCTCGTAGATTCGCTTGGCGACGTTGGTGTAGACACCCAAGACGAACACATCGTTGGTGGGAATCTTCAGTGACACCTTCCTGGAATCCTTTGAGAGCCTGACAGACGAAATGATCTTGACCGTGGCCACGAAGCACGCCGCCGTCATCTCATCCAGACACCCGCCACAGCGATCCACACACTTGCCCACTTCGGTATCGATCTGATAGTTGTTCCACTGAGGGATCTTGGCGAGTTTTTCCTGAAACGCCTTGAGCGTATTGCGGCCCTGAGTCTCCACCTTAGTTTCAGCGTAAAGTGAATCCATGCAGTCCAGTGCACTCGGGAGAATGGTGGACGAAAGTTGATTCAAAAGTTCCTTCTTGGCTTCCACAAGAACATTAAGGTTATTGTCCATAGTTACTGATAAAACGTATTTAATTCATCGATATTTGTCCGCGGCTTTTTTGAGGTTCGCCAGGGATGCAAACTCGTTCTCGGGTTCCTTGGGTCTGGACTTTTTCGTCACCTTTTTGGATGTCTTGGGATACCATGAAACAAACAATTGTCCATTTTCATACAGCTGGGTGAAGAACCCGCCGTTGATGAACTGGCGCTCGACGTACTGGGCCGCCTTGTCCACATCAAAAGAAGGAAAACCTATAAGGAACGAAGGCACCTGCACCCAGGTCTCGTGCAGTCCAAGATCGGCAACTTGCCTC